TCTCGTCAGGTGGTGGTAGCTATACGTTCGTTCCTACTGCTGGTGATGAAACTACGTTCGATTTTTATGGGTCAGAATTAGAAAAACTTGCTACTTGGGTAGGTCCAAACAACTATTCAGCGTATGCAAGTGGATCAGTAAGTGTTACTGACACTCAAACTGGTCAGTCAACTACACATAATTACAATACAATACAATTAGCATCTTGTTCTAATAATAAATTCCCTAATCCTTGCTGGCATAACTTCATTGCTGACGGTGTGTTGAACGTATACAGTGGTTATGATAATAATGGTAACGGATTATCATCAGATGATATATGTTCAGGACAACCTTTCACAGCTCCTGCTACGTGGGTTCAGAGTACTACACCCAATCAATATGGTAGTTGTTCTGCTCTTAGTCAGGTTGTGCACTCTACAGTGGCATTTGACACAGGTAAAACATCAGAAGACAACCCATACATAGAGTTGGGACCGTTTAACGGAAAAATGCACTGGGCAAACTACTTGCCTGGGGCAACACACTTATTAGATCAATCGATTAAACGATGGGGTAACCCATATTTCGATGAATGTGATTTAACTAATCAGGATCAATAATGGCATTAGGACTCTTAAGACCAGTAGCACATCATAACGGATTGCCGTGTTCTGGACACGGTGTACCTATTCCTGCGACTATTCATAGTAACCAGGCTTGTAGTACACCACCTATTGAACTTCCTGTTGTTGTTAAGGAAAAGACCTGTATGTGGCCACCAAATCCACTTACACCTTTAACTGCTCTTAACCCTATGAGAGCAACAGTTCTTGTTAATGGATTACCTGTTATGATCTTTGGGGATGTATTTACACCTCATAGATCGATTACAACCAATATTGTGAATTTTTCGTGTCCTTGTGGTAAAGCGATGTGTATTATTCCCACTCCTTTCAACTGTAGTGTTCTAACTACGGAAGATATGAAGGGATTAGGTCATACTCGTGTCTTAGAATCAACTACTAAGCAAGTTTTGGCATTTAAGATACCTATTGGACGCATTATGGATCCATTAGGCATAGGAAAACCAGGTAAAAGTTGGCCTTGTTCATCAGTGGTTGCTTTTGGTAGTCCAAATGTGTTAGCATCATAGAGACGTTCGAATACCGCTGTTATGGCTGTAAAGACTAAACAAGGTGCTTGGGGTGCCTCGGAGTATGTGGAAGCAACTCCAAAGAAGACACGCCAGGGAAGTGGAAAGCATACAAAGTATGCAGCAACTTCCAGGAATCACGCCAAAAAACCCTCACGGGGACAAGGAGGCTAAATAATACCTAGTGGATTATAAAAATGGAAGAAGCACCCCCAGAATGGACCAAAGGTCCTGTCAGGAGACCTGTCGATATAGGAGACAGCTTCCACGAATCTGGTATGTATCTAATAACGGATCCCCGTTCGGATAAATACCTAGAACGAATCCGTAAAAAGGAAGAGTCTGAAACCTAATGGCTTATCGCTTTAAAGCAGATAGAAATCTATCACGAGCTTTCCGTGACCTCAGTATAGGGATGAAATCAAACCCCAATACTGAGGATTTTTCTATGGTTAAGAATGAGAATGCCATTAAACAATCAATCAGAAACCTAGTTCTTACTGGGTTTGGTGAGAGACCTTTTCAACCTACTAAGGGGTCTAGGTTACGTCAGATGCTTTTTGAACCTTTTGACATCTTTATGGCAGAAGAACTCAAAGAGGAAATTATGAACGTGTGTCAAAGATTTGAACCACGTGTGGTGGTAAATGAAGTTAGATTGAAGGCAGATGATACCAACAATCTAGAAGTTGAACTCGATTACACTATTATCGGTGAAACACTTACACAAACCGTAGACTTCTTGCTGGAGAGAGCATAATGGCAGCAATACCATCCAATTTAACATCATTAGATTTCTCTGAGATACGTGAATCTATTAGATCTTATCTTCGAACAAGAGATGAGTTCACAGATTACGATTTTGACGGATCTGCTGCGTCTTATTTGCTTGATGTTTTATCATATAACACATACTATGCTTCCTTTAACGCTAATATGGCGATGAATGAGGCGTTTCTTGAATCTGCAACTATTAGAGATAACGTAGTTAAAATTGCGAAGCAGTTAAATTATACACCAAGATCGATTAAAGCACCAAAAGCTTGTATTCAATTTGCGGTGCAAACAGAAACTATTGGTTCTGGTACAGCATATCCTAGCACAGTAAGTATGCTTGCTGGTGATGTTTTCGTTTCTGCGGTAAGTGGATCAGGATATACATTCACTTTACCAACTACACTTAATGCAGCAGTGGATCAATCTACTGGAGTTGCTACTTTCAATAAGGTGGTTATCAATCAAGGTAACACTTTAGAGTATCAGTACACTGTAGATGATGTTAAGAAGAGATCTTATGAAATTCCTGCTGATCAGGTAGATACAGACCTTCTAACAGTCTCAATTTCACCTAATGCACAGTCTGAAGAGATTGACACATACAACTTAGTTAAGAATATTGTTGATGTTGATGGTACTACTCGTGGTTATTTCCTTGAGGAGACTGATGATCAACGTTATAATGTGGTATTTGGTGATGGTGTTATTTGTCGTCAGTTAATTGCTGGTGAAATTATTAAATTAAAGTATGTACGTACTGAAGGTACTGCTGCTAATGGATGTAAGTCCTTTAGTTTCATTGGACGTATAATTGATTCGGAACAACGTTACATAGCATCCTCTCAGATCTCCTTAGCGACCGTAGATGGTGCTCAGGATGGTGAAGATGTAGAATCTACCTTAAGTATCAAATTTAACGCTCCTAGAGCATTTAACAGTCAGAACAGAGCAGTAACTGAGTCTGATTATGAATTTATCACTAAAAAGGTATATCCACAGGCAAAATCAGTTACTGCTTATGGTGGGGAGCGTTTAGCACCACCAGTTTACGGCAAAGTCTACATATCCATTCGTACGAAATCAGGTGCCCTACTTAACACAACAACCAAAAAGAGAATCAAGACTGATCTTCTTAAATATTCGATTGCAGCGATTGAACCTGTCATCGTCGATCCCATTACCCTATACATTAGACCAAAAACTTGGGCATTCTTCGACGGTAATAAAACTACACTATCAAATAACGAAGTTGCGTCTAAAGTTCTATCAGCTGTCGATCAATACAATACTCAGGCGGAATCTACTAGATTCAATGGTCGCATTGACCTCAGTGCTTATCAATCGATGATCGATTCCTCTGATCCTGCGATCAGTGGCAATATTACCCATATGTCTTTGGGTATGAACATTGAAAACTTCAATTTTGGTCAGACATTTACTAAGTGTATTGATTTTAACAATGAAATCGCTAACCCTAATGATCTTTCAGGTGGAAATAAAGGATCTAGTGCGGCTACCGAAGGAACTTGCGTACCAAAATACTCTTCAGTAAAAACTGGAACATTTTATGCAACTGGATATACAGAAGGTCTTCTGAATATTCAAGGTGGAGTTAATGCTAATCAGATTTCATCAGCAAGTCTACTCACTGATGATACTACTGCGTTACTTCCAGTAAATATTCGTGATGACGGTTACGGAACACTGATAATGATAACTAAGGTTGATGAAACCGAAGTTGTTCTTAAAAAGAACGTAGGAACCGTTGATTATAAGAGTGGACAGGTCTGTGTTGGACCAGTAGATGTTGCCAGTACCCCTGATGGTACCTCACGCATCCCAGTTACAATCATCCCTGCATCTGGTAATGTCAACATAGGTACAGGTCTAGATCCTACGATCTTTAACCCAACTGTACAAACCATCGACTACACAATTGATGGAACTAACGTTCCAACCTTCGATCCGTTCGACTTTAACGCTATTAACTTCGATGGAAGCTCAATAAATATCATTGATTACCCAACCACCGTGTTTGAGTTGCCAGAGTTTAACTCTTGCTTCTAATCATCTAAAAATAGCAAAATAACAGCAGATGAAGGCTATTACCGTATCCAATAGGGTGCAGGATCAGATTCCTGCATTCATTCGAGAAGATAACGAACAATTTGTAAATCTTCTTACCGAATACTACAAATCTCAAGAGAAAGCAGGTCGTCCTTATGACATCCTGAATAATATCTTGAATTATACCGATGTAGGTTCTGGTGAGTTTGATCCTAACTTTTTATCTTCAGCTTCTGCTGTGCTGGAGAAAGTTGATCCTACTCAGAACAAAATCATCGCTGAGAACGTTAATTATTTCTTAGAACAAGACGGAACAATAAAAGTTGATAATGAAGTAATATATTATGAGAAGGTTACTCATTCACCAGATATAGTATTCACTCCAGGTGTTAATAAGGCTGAATTCGATCGTAAAATCCAAGAATTTGAACCAATCGCTACTCAGTTCGATGGTAGTCAGACTTTATTCAATCTACGACTTTTAGGTAAGCCAGTATCACCTCAATCTGCAAATCATCTGCTAGTTGTTGTTAATAACGAATTTTTATATCCAGATGTTGATTATTTCATCGAGGGAGATAAAATAAGGCTTCAGAACCCTCCTGATGCCCCTACAGGCGGTCTTACAGGTGCTATTAACAATGTTCGTTACCTTATTGGTTATACAAGCATCCCTGTCCGTAATATAGACCCTATTACAGTTGTAGTTGATGCCAAAGAATTTAAACTGACTAACAATGGAGTTGCTTATACTCCTCTATCCACTGTATCGAGTGTCGTTGTAGTCGATAGAGTTGAGAAGCGTCCATATGAAGATTTTACTATTTTCCAAGATAAGTTGATCTTCAAGAATGATGTTGCAGAGAATTCAGTCATACAAGTCAGATCAATCGAGATGATTGCACCTGAATTTGGTAGTGGTGCTAGTGCTATTGCAGATATTGAACAAGGAAAGATTGATAAGGTTATTGTTAAGACTGGTGGTACTGGATATCGCTTAAGTTTTGCTCCAAAGATCAGTATTGCGTCTACTAAAGGTCCAGGTCAAAATGCTACTGCTGAGGCATTGGTAAATGGTATTAAACAGGATAGATTACTCTTTTCTGGACAAGGTTATACATCTGCTAACCCTCCAATAGTTGTAGTTGACCCTCCTGCTGACCCTGAAGGCAAAACTGCTCAAATCCGTGCAATTGTTGATGATTCCATCGAAGGGGTCTCACAACTCATTGTAGACAGTTCTGGAAGTGGATACGATAAGATTCCATCCATCTCATTTGTTAATCCTGGTGGTGCAACCATCAGTAATCCTACTCTTGATGGGGATGAAATAGCATCTGGATCAATTACTGTAATTGATAGAGGATCAGGGTATACAACACCTCCATTAGTGTATTTGGATCTTCCAACTGGTGATAATGCTATAAAAGCAAACGTTGTTGCTACTCTTGATGTAGATGGACGTGTTAATGGTATAAACGTTGTTTCAGGTGGACAAGGATATGAAACAGTACCTAGGGCAAAGATTATTGACCCTGTAGGTGCTCAAATACTTGATGTTAGTTGTACTGGTGGTAGAGTAACAAATATTGAACTATTAACTGGTGGTGCAGGTTATACTGATGCTCCATCTGTGTATATTGTTGATAATAGGAAGGATGTTGCTGACCAACCTATAGGTGGAACAGGTGCTAAGGCTGTTGCAACTATTTTCAACGGTGAAATCACTGATATCAACATAACCAGTTTTGGAAGTGGATATTCTGATACAGAACCACCTAAAGTCTTTATTGCTGCTCCTCCTGCTCCAGAAGCGTCTTGTGACGTTGGATTTGGTGAGATCACTGGATTTACCATTCATAATGCAGGTTCTGGATATGAACCATCTGCATTCGTAAATTGTAAGCGTGGTGTTTCTGGTGTATCCAGTTTTGACCAAAAAGGCAACCAAGTATTTGAGAAAGAATCAGATACAGTTCAATCTTCCCACGCAGTTGGATCTGTTATTTCTAACTTAGATACACTCTTTGCTAAGGAATTATACAGAAGATACGTAAACCAGTACCTTCCTAATGCGGAAATTGACTATGAAAAGGTAAATGCTCCGCAAATTATCAAGACTATTAGTGATTTCTACGCATCTAAAGGTACGAAGATCTCTACACAGTACCTGTTTAAGATGCTGTTCTCGGAGAATGTTGATGTATCCTATCCAAAAGATGAGGTTATCAAGCCTTCTGCTGCATCTTGGAACGTAGATACAGTCCTTCGTGCAGAACTTTTGAGTGGAGATCCGAATGATTTACTAGATGCACAGTTAATTCAGTACGTAGATGCAGTAGATATCAATGTACAAGCGGCATCTGCACTTATTGAGAACGTTATTGCGATCAATACTGGTGTAGGTATTGTGTATGAACTTGCAATATCTGAAGAAACACTACAAGGTAAGTTCACCATACCTTACAAAACTACTCTGGTAGAGCAACTTAGCACTACAGATTCGATTATTACGGTTGACTCTACTATTGGTTGGCCTGAAAGAAACGGAACAATCCTCATTGATGACAATGAGAAGGTTCAATACAAAGAGAAAACTCTTAACCAGTTCATTGAATGTACACGTTCTAAGAATGGTGTTGTAGAAGATTGGGATTCTGGTACTGCAATTTACTCAGAAATTTACGTATATGTCAATCAGGGTCTTAGTAATGAGATCAAAATGCGTGTTTTGGGTATTGCAGACGCAAAATCCACTGTACTGACCGACACAGGATCATACTACTTACCTGGTGACAAACTAAATGTTGCATCTCTTGGTTCTACATCTATAGATCAGCGTGTCACATCTTGGCTGTATAACGTTAAGAAACTGATTCAGATCAGTGGTGTTGTACCTGGTGGTCTTAATAATCAGACAGCAACCGTAACTTGTGATAATAAGCACGGGCTTTTGGTTGGAGATACCGTTACAATCTATGGTGCAAACCCAACTGTGTTCAATGGTACGTTCTTAGTAACATCTCGTATCAGCGATTTCATCTTTGAGTATAGTATTCCTGCACCTGCTGACGCTGCACCTGCTGGAAATATCCTTCTATCAGTTGATCTGAACAAAGGTAAGTCCCCAGAAGAAGGAATTAGCATTGCAATTAGAGATTTTACTACAAACGTACAGAATACTTTCTTCAATAATGAGTATTCATACATTGCATCATCTGGTATACCAAACTATGAAGTTGGTCCTTTTGTAGGATCTGCACTGCTTCCAGGTAACCAGCGTAAATTAATTCGTATTCCTAGAGTAATCAACACCATATCCAAACGTGAAGACACTACGTTTGGACCTATTGGTGCGTGGGTTAATGGTGTATCTGCTTGGTCTTATAGATCAGAGAGTAAAATTAAGTTTGGTGGTGTAACTGGTTTAAACATCACTAATGTTGGTAAAGGATATGATGCTGCATTCCCTCCTCTCATTGAAATTACAGGTGGTGGTGGAACTGGTGCATCAGCAAGTGTTGTTGTAGATGGACAATTAAGTGAAATTGATGTCACCGCAGGGGGTTCTGGTTACTTTAGCAGTCCTCTTGTTAGTATCGTGGGCGGTAATGGATTCGGTGCTACTGCTACCGCTGTTATTACTAACGGTGTAGTAAGTAAGATTTTGGTTGAAAACCCAGGTCAAGGATACACTTCACAACCCGATGTTTCGATATCTGGTGGACGTGGTACTGGTGCAACCGCAACTGCGGCTGTTAGAGGTCCAATTAAGTCTGTAAGTGTAACTAGTGCAGGTTCTTCCTACACTACATCACCTACAATCAAATTAAACTCTGGTGAAGGTGCTGTTGCACAACCAATTATCATTAACGGTCGTATCGTTTCAATCGCTATTATTGCTGCTGGTAAGGGATATACCACTGCTCCTGAGATTGTAATCAATGGTGATGGTTATGGTGCTGTTGCAAAAGCATCTATTGGTACTGTTGGAGAGGATAGAGGTAAAGTTATTGGTGTTTCTGTTGTTAACAGAGGTATAGGTTATACAACTGGGTTAACATCCGTTAGATTAGAAGCAGTCGGTGAAATGGCAACATTTACCGCTAATGTATTCGAGTGGACAAAAAACCTACAGGATGAGTTAGGTCTATCTTTCGATACAGCACGTGGTTACGTATTTGCGGGATATAACACTCAATATGGTGGTGAATACGCTCACGTATCAGATCCTAAGCAATTAAGGTATGTTCTTGGAGATAATGTATTCAAAAACCAAGCAACACAAGAATTACAAGAATTATCTACAGGATGGGCACACTCACCTATTCTTGGATGGGCATTTGATGGTAACCCCATTTATGGTCCTTACGGTTACATAGATGCTACTGACCAGTCTTCTGGTGTACGTCGTATAAGATCTTCTTACAGAATAAAGCCAATTCTACTTTATGATGCTGCGACTAACCCAAATCCAGTCCGTCTAGATGGTCCTGTACTTACTTCATATCCTGCTGGTTCATTCATTGAAGACTTTGAGTATACCTTCCAGTATGGTGATTTAGACCAGTATAATGGTCGTTTCTGTAAGACACCTCAGTTCCCTGAAGGTGTATACGCATATTTCATCTCTATTGACGCATCTGACGCAGGTAACCCAGTATTCCCATATATTGCTGGTCCTCAGTTATATTCTAAGGCAGATGCTTGGAACTACAGTCAGGATGCTGTACAGACTAATATCCCTGATGATGTTGTCCGTTATCGTGATCCTTACGAGGATGTTGACATTGATATCGATCGTCAGCCTAATGCTGAGACAGATATCCTTGTAACTGAACTTGGTGAAGAACTTATCTTTGAAATTGAAGATACTAACAGAGATGGTGTAATAAACAATCTTGAAGATACTACACCAATTAATATCTCAGAAGAACCCGTATTACAATTATTTGATTACTACCCTAGAGTATCTACTCGTTCTGAGGTTGATATCGATATTGAGACTACTACCAAGTTTGAGGATGCTCAAGTTGATGGATTCGTCGTTGAGAACCCAGGTATCTCTTATAAGGTTGGTGATAAACTATACTTTGATAATGAAGGTACAGAAGGTTTTGGTGCATCTGCTAAGGTCAATTCTGTTGCAGGTCTTTCTATTGCTGGATATTCATCTTATATGCTCAATGATGAGCCATATGGACGTATAACAACTCCAGAAGAGCACGAATTGCGTGCTGGTGATGAAATCATTGTTGATAGCACACCTGTCCTTGATGACACTAACAAAACACTTAGAGTTAAAGTTATATCTGGTGTTGAGCAATTAACTATCACTCAGGATGGTATTGGTTATTCTTCAGAACTTCCTCCAACATATGAACTAATTTCAACTGTTGGACAAGATTTTAAACTGGAATTGGTGAGAACTGAAGCTGGTGCTGTTAAGGAAGCAAATATAATCAACTCTGGTTCTGCATATGGTACAGTGAATCCACCTAAGATTCGTGTATCACATCCACAGAGATATAAGAAAGCAACTTACTTCTTATCATTCTTGAAGGAAGCTACTGGTATTGTTTCTATAAATGATGTTCAAGTTGCGGATGATCGTACTATCTACGTAGTTGGTGAGAGAAATCTTACTGGTGGAGACACTTGTGGTGTTCTTTCTAAGTTTAACAGTGATGGTAGGGTTCTTTGGACGAGAACTCTTGTACCTACAGTACCTTCTGGTGCAAAATCACTGAAGTGGAAGTCACTTCATATTGAGAATAGTAATCCTCATAACATCTATGTTGTTGGTGAGACAGTTACTAACACAATAAACTTGACACACAACCCTGATATTGTTGTTGCCAAGTATACTTCAGGTTTCGATAACGCTAATAACCCCGATGGTATTATTCAATGGCAGCGTGATATTGCTGGTATATCTGGTTCCACCAGACGCGATTACGCCACTACTGTTAGTCTAGATCAAGATGGTAGAGTTATGATCGGTGGTTATACCGATGCTAACTCCTTGCAACCAGACGATATGTGGGTTGCACTTTTAGATATTGATGGTTCTATGATGGAGAAGCGTAAGATCGCTTCTAGTTCAGTTAGTGAGCATTTACATCAGATTGAATGGCAATCTAAGGATACGTTCCTTTTCTGTGGTATCTCAGAACCTGATAATACTGGTGACATTATTATCGGTCAGACTTATTATGATAGTGCAACTGTTGAAGTTGTGTGGTCTAAGAAGATTACCAATGCTTCATATAAGTTTGCAAACCCAACATTCACCATTGATGAATATGGTGCAGTTTATGTAACTGCAACTGCTATTGATGTAAATGGTAAGAATTATGGTGTATTATACACTAAGTTTGATGAGGGGTCTGACTTTAGTAGTACTGATCAAAGTAGACTCTTTATTCCTACTGGTGCATACGAGAGTGTTGAGAACGCTGGTGTTCAATTTGATATCTTTGGTAATGTTGACGTATCTGCTTCTGTACAGAGAGATTTCAATGCTATTGAATCAACAACTATCAAAGTCGGTTGGAACACAGGTACAGTAATATCTGCTGCTACTGCAAGTGAAACTGATGGTATTGGATTTAAGGCAGTTGCAGTTGCTAACGACAGTTCTGGTGATACAGTTGTTGTTGGTAATAAGATGGAAGCAGATCAGTTAGCAATCTTTAACTGGGATACTGCTGATAATCTCTTTGATGACACATATAATGATACTCTTGCTACTGCTACTAACAAAGCTTGGTATGCAGTTGGTAACGCTGTAATTGATGATACTAAGAAGCACGTTGGAGCATCTTCTGTTAAGTTAGACGCATCTAACTCTCTTGCTCTTCAGTATGGTGCTGATGTAGCTACTAGTTGGACTTGTGAAGCATTCTGGGCAATGGGAACTGCTCAGTATAGTGGTTCTAATACAAAACCAATATTCTTCAGTGTACTTGATAATACTGGTAATACAGTTAAGATTGGTCTTGATGCAGATTCAACAAGTCCTAATTTTGGTAAGACATTTATTGATCTAACCAGTACTACTACATTCTCTACTGCTGCTAACTACTTTGCTATCTTTAATAACGAAGCATTTATTCACGTTGCTTTTAGTAAGGAACGTGTTGGAGTTGGTGATTACAAGTATCGCTTATATGTTAATGGTATTGAAGCACAGGTTCTTACCAGTACAACTGTTGATGTTTCAATGAAGGACGTTAGTATTGGTCCTGATGGTACTCCTAATTCAGTTAATAATTGGATTGGATGGATTGATAATGCAGTTATTTCACCTAGTGCTAAGTACACTGAAGCATTTACTGCTCCTGATGTTGTAGAAGGTACTAGTCATATTGCTCAAGGTTTTATCTACAAGATTGATAAGGAGAAAACAGTACTTGGATCCTTTGCTCTTAACGATGTTGAGACAGGACATACCCTAAACGTCGCCGCCACAAGCAGTTATACGTTTAATACCCAGAACGTAGCGATGAATCCTTGGCAGATTGGTCCTGCTGGTATTCAAATACTTGATTATGGTGATGTTATTTCAACTCACGTACCTGGTGTATTCACTCATACATCGACAGATCAATCATTTGGTAACAGAACTGCTACTATTCCGACTCCTGGCGGTAAAAAACTACTTCTTACAACTACTGTTGTACCGAAATTCTACTTTAGAGACGCAAAATATTCCCAAATTGACCTAGTTAAGACAATTACGTTCAATCAGAACGCATCATTCACTAAAGGAACCACTTTACAACAGTATTCAGTCATTGGTGGCAACGATGTAATATCTGCATATGGTGTAGTTGTTGAGACTGGAGTCAATTCTTGTAAGATTGGTAAGATTATTGGTACATTTGACCAAACAAAACTACTAAAATCGACTCACGGTGATGTAAACGAGCTAGAATGGAACTTTACAGAGGAAAAGACTGACCCAATTTGGGCAACTAACTTTGTATATGCTGTAGAAGACATCGTTTACAACGATAAGAAGCTATATCAGTGTACTTCTGCTGGTACATCTGGTACTATTGCACCTACACATACAACTGGTATTGTGTCTGATGGTGCTGTTTCTTGGGCATATCTGTCTGCATCTGGTATATATGAGGTAGATCTTGCAAATACTTCATATAGTGGATCTACTTTAGCAACCTTCGCTTCTTGGAAGCCTTTTGCAGCAGTTGATTATACTATAAAGATTGAAGAGATCTATAGTGACTCCTCATTTATTAAAGGAGATACTATAGATGCTGATGCTGTAAACCTTCAGTTTGCTGTTGATGCTACTGGTAAGATTGCAACATTCACTGGTTTGACTGGTGTTAAGAAGATATCCTTGATTGCAAAACTGAATAAGGATGTTATTCCTAGTGGAGCACTTGCTAATACTGATCTAGTTTATTGTTCTGCTTCTAGTAGACATAACTTTGAAGTGAGTGATATCATATTCACTGAAAACTTTGCTACAAACGATTATAACGGTTCATTCTTCGTAGAAGAGGTCTTTAATTCAAGAGACTTCTCCTTCCGTATGAGAGCTACTGCTGTACAAGAGCCAACCTTCTCTGGTAGTGGTTCCTCAGTAACTAATGTCAATATATACGCTAAACATCCTAAATTCCTCTTTGTTAGAGGTCATCAGTACATATTTGACCTTGATGACAATTCAAACTTAGGATATTACTTATCATTCTCTAGGGATAACCAGTTTAAGCTGGAATATCCGTTTATTAACATTATTAGAGAGGGTACACCAGGATTTACTGATGACGATTCACCAACTCCGTTGGTTAAATTTGTCATTAATGAAGATGTTACTAATATTTCATACTATTTTGACCCTTCAAGGACAGGTGCAACTTCTCCTGTAGGTGAAGGATCTTTCATTGACGTTATATCAACTCCTTATAAAGGAACGTTTAGGGTAACTGCAACAAGTAATGCTGGTAAAACATTTGACTTTAAACTGTTAAATGAGCCAGAGAAGACTAATGCTCCTGTTGGTAACAATGAGTTCCAATTACCTCGTTCTTCCTACTCAACGACTTCTGCCAAGGCAATTGGTCCAATATCTGCTATTAAACTGGTGAACCCAGGTGGATTCTATCAGAGACTACCAATTGTTACTGATATCGCTTCTAATAGGGAGATTGAGAAGGTTCGTATCCTTAACGGTGGTACTGAGTATGTAAATGGTGTTTACTACAACGTTCCTATCGATGGAGACGGTGAAGGTGCTACTTGTAACATCACTGTTCAAGATGACGGTGATTTTGAAGGAGTTATCACTGATGTTACCCTAACTTCTGCTGGTAAGGGATATAAGACTGCAACTATTGATATTGATGCAATTCCAGGTATCCTTGGTTCTCTACTTGCTGGTTCTGGTGGAGACTTACAAGTTGTGATTCCTGATGAAGGATCAGGTGCTTCTGTGTTCTTACAAGGTAAATCAATCGGTAAGATCAAGAAACTTAAGAATAATGAGTTTGGTTTCGGTTACTCTCACGATTATACGTTGAGACCTGAAATAACTTTCCCTGTGAACCTTCAGCTGTTTAATACCGCTTTACTCGCACAGATCAAGATAACTGACCCAGGTTCTGGATATACTTCAACTCCCGCTGTTGTAATTGAAGGTGGTGGTGGTTCTGGTGCTAAAGCAGAGGCAATTGTTAAGAACAATCGTCTATCTGAGGTTATTATTAAGGATCCAGGCTCAGGATACAGTTCTGAACCAACAGTTACCCTTAAATCAGAATTTAACTACGTTGTTAACGTTGACTTAGGTTATTTACAGTTCAACTTCCCACACGGCATCACAACTGGTGCTGAAGTCTCTTTACGTGCAGAGGATCTCGGATCTACTGTAGGTATCCTACCAAAACCAAGTTCTGCTGGTTTAACTAGCTTGGTTGAGACTCAGATCTACTATGCTATCGCTGGTGAGGCAAATTCACTTGAATCTGACCAATTACGTATCTCACTTACTAAATTAGATGCTGAATCTGGTTCTTATATCACATTCTTGACTCAAGGTGAAGGTAGACAAGTATTACTCACCGAGGTATTTGGTGGTAAAGCAACTGCTATCGTTGAAACTTCTAGGTTCTTAGAAGGTGAAAAGGTCTATCAGGGTACATCATTAGCACTATCATCTGCAATTGGTTACGTTTCTACTAACGAAGGTTGGCAGATTGGACCTAGAATCCTTAAACTTGAGAACTATGACGGTGTTTGGACAAAGGGTGAACGTGTAACTGGTGAGGTTTCTCGTGCATCTGGTTTGATTGATAACCTATCAATCGCTACTGGTACACTGAATATTGCATCTCTAACCAATACACCTGGTCAATTTATTGATGACGTTGGTAAACCATCTGAAATTGTTCAGAAAATACAAGACTCTTACTTCTATCAGAACTTCTCTTACGTTATTAAGTCTCAAACACCTATTAACCAGTGGAGAAAGCCTGTACTAGAAACAAACCACCCTGTTGGATTTAACCTGTTCGGTGAACTAGCAATTACTGGTGGTAAGGATATTTCTGGAAGAAAGGTTGTATCTGACCTCATTAAAGAGGTTAATATCAACTCCTTCACTAATATCAACCAAATTACATCTTTTGCTAACGCACAACCCATATATACCCAGTTCAATAACACTGAGGTACTGTTCAGACAGAAGAGATTAACTAACTCAGAGGAAATTCTAACCTCTATTGTTAAGAAGATTGATAATATTTCTGATGACTTTAATGGGATTAAAACCCAGTTCCCTCTCAATGTTGAGGGTAGTTCCATCACAGCAACTGAAGATCAGATGTTTATTCTGCTCAATGGTGTTGCACAGTCTCCTGGTACTGCATTCTCTACTTCTGGTCCTTCTGTAGTCTTTACTGAAGCACCTAAAGCACCTTCTAGGATTAAGTTCCGTGAGCTGGTTTATTCACAGAAGTTGATCACTAGAATGACATTTAGTCAACTTGGTGGTATCTTCCCACTCTTAGGTAACACTGTTAGGGGTTTAGTTTCTGAAACTACTGCTACGGTTATAGATTCTGGTGTTGATTACATTGATGTTATTGATATCACTGGTGGTACCTTCCAAATCAATGAAAATATCCTTGGATCAGCTACTGGGTTTAATTCCGTCCTATCTGATGTAAGTGGTCTTACTTCTAAGACTATCTTTGAACAAAGTGAAAGGATTACTAATTTACAAGGTAAGTTCGCTATTATTGAGGAAAACAACTTAACAGATGGTGTTATCACTACTGAACTAGTTGTTTCACGTACATCTGGTACTGCTGAGTTTGAAACTGGAGAATTTAATCTTAAGTTCAATGATATCATCTATTCTACACGTTCTAAGATATGTGCAACTATTACTAGCATTGCTCCTTATCAGGATGATATATCCAACCAGATTATTGATCAGGTAGACCTATCACCTAGTTCTTCTTTCTTTGGTCTTGTATTCCAGAGGGTTCCTTCAATTACATTCCCGAATATTATTCTTGATAATATTTCTGAGACAGTTATTAACCCTGTTGAACTATATGATCCTGAGACTGCAAACAACCAAGACTTCCTAGATTTTGAAAGAGTTCGTAACCAAGAGATTCGTTATGATAACTTAACTGGTACTGATTTTGCTGCTGGTAGTAACCTTCGTCTTAAGAAGTTATACTTTGGTAACTCTTCTCTAAGAAGGCAACACGATAACAGACGTGGTGATGCTTCTAACACTTTAAGACGTAATGCAGACTTTATTGCTGAAGAAGCCGTAGGGATAATGTTGGCTTTCTACCCCTCTTTCCAAATCAATACAGGTAGAAATCAAGATTGTATTGATGATATTGTAGATGCCATTAATATGATGGCTTGGCAGTTAGAGTTTGACGGTAACTCTGAAGTTTGGGATATTGCTAATACTTACGTACAAGGAAACGTTGTATATCACGTTGATGGTGCTGTTGCTCAAACAGTCTATGCAATGAACAAAGCAAGAGATCTTGCTATTCAGTGTGTCAGGATGGAGAATATTAATACGACACATACTACTAAGCAGCAGTGGAGAGACCTTACAATTACTGGTGAGTATACTGCAACTGATAATAGTCACGCTGATGCTAGAACTTTATTACTTGCTAACAAGTGGTACATTGCTCACGAAGCATTATATTATGCCAAGCAACAGAATCCTGGTTATACAGTAACTGGTGGAGATGTTCATTGCTTAAGTGATATTGTTGACTTTGTTGAAGCATTATCATATAACACTGCTCTTGGTGGTA